ATTATGGCATTTTTCGACATATTTTCTGGTTTTGTCGCATAATGCCATTTATGCGTTTTGTGTTTCCTTTGTTTTCAATAGCTTAGTCTGCCTGTGGATAACTTTATGCGCGATATGCCCTATTTGCCTATTTCTTGTGCATCTCATCGTCAACCGTAATCTGGTTAACATCCTCGCCCGCGCGTACTGATTGCGGTTGTATGCTTTCTTCGTCAATCACGTCAACGTGCTTCAACCGCGCCGCATCGTTAACCTGTTGCAATACCTTGAGGAATGAGTCACCCGCCTCAACCTTGGACTCGATGCCCATCCTGTCGCCGTAAACCTTCGGTATCAACCTTGAGGCTTGCCATTTCTTGTTATCCGACACCAGACGTGCGGCTTGCGGATCAAGCATACCAGACAGCACGCTGTTATTGATCTCGTCTAACTGGTCAGCGTAGACCATACCGCGCGACGCCATAGCCGTCATGTAACGCCTTTCATAATCAGGATCGTCACATATCTTTCGCCATACCGTTGTCCAGCTTGGCATATCCTTATCTTTCGCCACATTAGTGCCAGCGCGTCCGGTTGCGACACGTTCCAAAAACACTACAAACTTTTCTTCTGGGGTTTTATGCGCGGCCATCTGGATCATCCATTTCGCTGTCAAATATTATCTCAAAAGCTGTTTCCTCATCGTCAACCACAAATAATGGCTGACCGCACTGACTGCAAACAACCGCCTGAGTTTCTTCGTAGCAACGCCCTCGGGTCTCGCTGTCACACCAGTGACAGACCACATAATCCTCAAAGAAGCGTACAAAATCGCGTACACTTGGATCAAACCTTAATACCCTACTCATTCACTGCCTCTTTAACGGCGCATTCTGCCCCTGTGGCGGCATATCCGGCTAAATCCACCCAGCTATCCCACCCAACAGGCTTACCCGCCTCATCAAGCGGCATATCGCCCTGATTGATCGCCTCAATCTGTCTGGCTATTTTCAAGCAAGCCATCGCCAACGCAACCTGAGTTGGTTTTACCTTAATGCCAAAGACAAGTGACCACATTGTGGCCACCCGCTTGTGATTTTCATAAACCGAGCCATAAGACTCGCCACGATCCCTGACAGTTGTCTTCGCCTCATCTAACATCTCGAACCTGTTCATTTACTTTCCCTTTCAATTATCTCAAGATTACACAAGGAACAAACCTTCCTGTCATCCTTCTGTTCTAATTCCGCATGACAATTTGGGCAAGTGCCGTCCCTCAATCGTCTAGCCATTGACCCATCACCTTTGTCTATCATCTGCGATTTCCCTTCTTAAATCTAATTCGAGGCATGCTATCATCTGGGACTTTACTCCACTCGACATAAGACACGGCCAGAGGCTCAGTTATACCATTGTGCTCAAGCGGCCATATTTCCACTCGAAGCCCTTCCTTATCCTTGACAATGCACACGGTCATATTCCGCACATCAATCCAGCCCTGCTTCGAGTACATAACATACTCGCGGCCATCGTAAAGCATTTCACGCGTCTCGCTCTCACGACCCTGCGGCGCACTTGCCGCCTTATCAAAATGGGATTTCGTCATTTAACTGTGCCTCCGTAATTGTTTTCTGTTTCGTCACACTCTCAACCACCGCACCATCAAACGTGCGCTTGATGGCATCGAGCGTCTTTGCCTCCTCATTATCCCGCCACGCACCGATGATGCGTCCAATCTCCGCCACGGAATAAACAATCATGTCACGGTTATCTTTCTGCACCCGCGACACCTCGGCATCGGTTTTAGCTATCGCCAGCACCTTCCCATCTGGCATAGCCGCTTCCCAATGCTCTCCGGTCAACTCCTTTGCCCCAGCAAGCACTGCCGCCCTCTCAAGAACCTTGATGCCTCGGATGGTCGTCTGCACTTCTTCTTCAACCGCTATCGGGTCAACCCTGTCTATCGCCGCATTCATCTTATCCATCTGCGCCATAAACCGATCCCGCAATTCAGCCGACACAAGGAAGGGCAGTCTGTCCACCCCCCAGCGCAACTCCGCATCAGAAATAACCAGATCATATTGGATCAGCCACTCCTGCACCTTCTTGTACGCCCTATCTGTCGGCGCGAAGTGATTCTTGATTAGACTCGTATCCGGTTTCCTAGTCCTCTTTGTCTTCCTCTGATAAGCCATTCCATTTTCCCTTTCTGACTCGGTGAGGTGTGACGATGTGATATGTGATGTGATTGTGACCCCTAAGGGGGAGTCACATCACACACACACCACCACACGGTGTGATTTCACATGTGATTTGCGTGTGATTGCAATCACATCTCAGCCCCTTTGTCCTTGATAATCCACACTTTTTTATCTTCTATCCCAATCACACGCTTGTCCTGTAATCCCCTTCTTGCGTCTCTACGCTTTCCGGCGTTCACATCGGGGCATTTATTGGCGTGTGCCGCGTGCCAAGTGTCCACATGAATGATCGATTGACCCGCATCGATGACCGCATTCTGGAGTGCCTCCAGAGCGAATTGCTGTTCGATTGTCAGTGGCGCTGGCCTCTTGCTCTGGCGTTTTTTCTCCTTTGCCTCATCCTCACCGACCGCGACCATCACGATGCTTTGGTCGTCTATTGTGGCTACCGTCACCATCTCGAAGTTCATGTCGGGAATTATTTCTGAGTCCTTCTGCTTTTCCACCTTGAGCGTCACAATGCCATCGAAGTTAGTGACGGACATAGCCGCATCAACCCCGCCCAAGAGGCTAGACGAACCCCTCATGCCCTTCGCCGTGTCCTTACCCGCATGATGCACCGCGAGCAACGCAGAGCCTGTGTGCGCCTTAATTTCGTCACATGCGGCAACGAACAGCCCCATATCTGTCGCTGAGTTTTCCTCGCCGCCCAGCAAAGCCCTTGCCACGGTGTCCACGACAACCATCGTGAATTGCTCACCGATGCTGTCAATCGTGCATTTGAGCCGCGCAATGTCCGCCTCATCGCGGAAATTCACCGCAGTTGGCAGGACGTAGAGGTTCGCCGTGTCGTGCTTGCCGTGCCACGCCTCCCACGCCTTCACGCGCTTACCCATACCGCCGACACCCTCGCCAGCGATGTACAGCACAGAACCGCGCCTAACCGCCCTGTTTTGCCACGATAGACCGTTTGCAATAGAAAGAGCCATATCGATAGCCAGAAACGACTTACCGCTTGCTGGTGCGCCGTACATGACGGTAAATCCGTGCAACGTCACCAAGCCGTCCACCGCCCACGTCACAGGAGGCATCGCCTTTAGCTGATTGGTCGTCATTACCTCAAACGGCACGATTTGAGAGCCGTCAGCGTCCGCAACTATCTCCTCTACCAGTTCTGGGTCTGGATTGTGGATGTCCGCCTCAGTGACCGCGCTGGCCTTGGCAACCGCCTCACCCAGCGTTGCGGCATCGTTGCCCTGCGCCAGCCAGTCCACGACATCACCCTTGGGCGGCAGACCGGACAGGCCAACCACCTTAATCTTTGACGCCCTGCCCCACAGTGTGCGCTTGACCTTGTCGGCGTGTGCCTCACCCGCATTATCATTATCGGGCAGTATCACGACATTACGTCCCTCGAAGTAATCAGCCAGTTCCGGCTTGAAATTACCTGCGCCGCCTGAATTGGTGGTGGCAACGAACCCGATCTTGATAAGTGCGTCAGCCGCCTTCTCGCCCTCAACGATGAAAATAGGCGCGTCTGGGTTCTGCATTATGCCCATTAAATTGTACGGCAGTGGCTCGACATCCTTGACTGAGTTAAGCCACCCGCCATTACCATCCGGTCTGCGCTGTCTGAATGTCTTCGGCTCATAGCGAAGCACCTGATAGCCCAATTCGCCGTCAGCATTATAATATTCGTATATTTTGGATATGTACTGCTTTGGCACTAATGACTTTTGAGCCTGTCGCTGGATGCCGAACTCACGTTCAAGTGTCTCGGCAACCGACCCCGATATTGTGACCTTGCCGTAGTTTCGCACGATGTCCACCACACCGCCGCCCTCGCACAATTCAAAGTCGTAATATGTTGATTTTTGTAGGTCTAATTCTTTTGAGCCGTGCGTACCCCAGCGCAGTGTCCGGCCTTTTATGGACAGCTTCGCATTAGGCTCGCCCCAGTAGTGCTTGGCTACTCGCTCGGCGTGTGCAGATATATTTGTTGTCATTGCTAACCCCTCTTGTCCCTTGTCCCTTGGAAGTGGTGCGGCAGGGACAAGGGAAACCCCCGCCGCACCCCTGCACTAGAACAGTGGGTCAGCCGCCGCCTGTGCGGGTGGTGGTGATCCCGCAGGTGCGCTAAAACTCACATCTGGTGCAGGTTGAGTTGACGGCTGGGCTGGAGCGACCCCACCGTCAAACATTGCCGGACGGTCAATCCACTGATTGATTGACCATTCGGGAACTTTAAATCTCAACTCGCCTTGAGGCGTGTCGATCTTGACAGTCTCTGTGCCGCCGATGGTAACAACCGGAGTCTTGCCGGCGTTTTCCGCCTGACCAGCCACAAACTGATCGTGCAACTTATCCATCGCACGCATGACCGTCTTGGCACTGTGAGAGAACTCACGCAGTCCCAAGTCACCGCTTGCAATCTTCACGCGGAAGCACTGCTTGTGGTCATCCGTTGGCTTTGGCGGCATACGCTCGCCAAGGTTGACCATATGAAAATCGGGTGCGCCTGTCGCAAAAGACAGCCAGCCGATCTGCATATTATCAAAATCCATCGCAAAGCTGATCGGCAAAGCCATCTCGGTTTCATTCTTAACCCAGCCGCTTCCATCGTTTTCACGATCCACCTTGATTAGATCACCAGCCTTGGCATCCCATTTCACGATTGGTGTGATGTCACCACCACCAGAAGATTCAGTCTGTAATCCTAACGCCATAACATTTTCCTTTTCTGTAACGTCATTGATTTTGGCTCACGATTGTGAACCCGCTAATCGGATAGAACGCGCAGATGTCCACGTCTTGTGGGTCATTACGATCTGTCCGTCCACCCATCCTTAAATCAAGTGGATGGGCAAAGTCAAGCCTTGCGACACAATCTGTGTATTTGCAGATCAGGTAACAAGGCAATCCGGTCTTGCGTGTCAGCGCGTCAGCCGACAACACCTTCGACAGCGAAATCATCACTGTCGGATACTTGTTCATATGGAAACTGCGCGTCTTTACCTCGGCGAAACCAAGGCACTCGGCGTCCCTGAATATGGCAAAGTCGAGGCGGTACTGCATAGGTAGCTTGCGAAGGCTGTAGCCCAAGCCCGACACAATGTCGGCGACTTCCTGCTCGTTTTGCAGGTCTTTGCTTGTCTCGTACTTAGGACGCATCGGACAGCAACTCGCGGCACACCATCATAAAAGTGTCCCAGTCCATCTCGACAGCGTAACGCCAGTCATACTTATCTTCGTCAGGCTGAACCCCGAACTTGCCCAGATCAGCCACCGCCTGTAGCGGCACACGGCATCGTATGGGCTGGCGATCATACTTATAGATCAGAGCCGGATAGCTGTCGTGTTCGTTATCCGCAGACCTTGCCGCCGCGCATATCTGATCCCACCACGCGGGCTGACTACTTGTCCCCTGACCGTATCTTTTCAATTCCAGCATGAATGGAAACGCCTTGCCGTCCTCGCGGGTAAGGTCATCCAGACCAGCCTTCTGATACTGCCGAAGGTTACGGTGAAACTTGATGCCAAGAGCCTCGTCAAGAGCCTTGGCAATGTCACGCTCAAACTGTGCGCCTTTCTGGCGACCACCACCAGCTTTCATCTAACAGACCTCCCCAGCGGCTCTTGCTACATCTTTGAGTCGCTCATCGCGCAGGTTTTCCAAGCCCTTCTCAATCAACTCATCGGCAAGGCTGGCCATCGATCTGTGCGCCGAATGCTCTAATTCTGCCTTTAGACCAGCCGTTGTGCTGGTTCTGAGTCGAAGCAGTGTTGCTTTAATTTCAGACACTTAGCGTCTCCTGTAAAAATAATTGAATATTTATGTACTATAAACCTTGTATCACATCAATATATATCTTATCTATAGTACATCACTGGAACATAACAGCACTAACCAAGGGAGAATATAGAATGATTAAACAAAATACAAAAAATCACCACGCAATGATTAGCATGATTGGTGAATACAACACATTCAGAGATTATGTTAATCGCCCTCAAACCCAGACAAATGCGGACATTGCCGCATTCAGTGCGGTTCGCGCCTGTGGGTATTGCCTCGAAGCTGGCTATGACCCGCAGAGCGTTATCACTGACGCACATGAGTTTGTTGTTGAATGTAATCGTAAACTTGAGGCGGCGGCTTAACAGCCCCGCCCGAAAGGGGTTTTATAATGGAAAACTTAAACATAATTGCAAACGCACTTGGTTGGGAAGTTGTCAAAACAACTCAGGACGATCATCTCAAAGGTTATTGGGTTTTAGAAATTGGTTGTGGAGAGTGTGAATGCATAAAAGGCTTTGTAACTTTAAAAGAAGTTGCAAACTTTTTATCTAATGAAATTTCTTTGAGGTTATCAAATTCAAAGGCGGCGGCTTAACAGCCCCGCCCCAACCAAGGGAGAATATAGAATGACTCACTTTGAAATTCAGTATTTTTGTCAAAGGGGTGGTTGCTTCCGCGTTGACAAATTTAACAAGCACGATGACGCCAAACACTACTTTGAAAAGGCTATAGATGAAGCGGTTCGCTTTCAAAAGAAGTATTCTGACGATCCGCATATCAGCAAGTTTATTGCCTTTCAAATTGAATTTTTAGAGCGAGACGATGAGATAGATTGGTTGGCGGAAGTCAACAGATGGTCGGCGTATTAACAGCCGCCCGAAAGGGGAAAATAAATGCCTGAACAAAAACCATATTGGTACGTTGTCGAACATGCCTTCACGCCACGCGGCGCACAGGTTAGTAAGCCGTACCTCGACAAGCTGGACGCGCTTGACGCGGCCTACGCTTTACATGATCGGCTGTGGATGCCCAAGACTCGCATCCACGATGGCGAAATCTGGGTGGGAAGGGTCGTTGTTATGTCCGAGTCCCGCCTCAAAATGAATGGCTGGTACACCAAGCCTGAGAAGAAATCCAACTACGCGAAAGGGAGAAAGAAACATGACATCACTCGCAGATAGTATTATTGGTGGAATTATTATCCTGATATTTTTCTTGGGCTGGTTCGACTGGTTGTGGATATTCGGCATCGAGTCGTCACGCTCTTATACTTGGTGTTATCTCATGTCGATCTGGGGGGCAAGCTGATGTCAGATAAAATCACAATCAAACTGACCAAGAGTCAGGCACACACCGTAATCGATGCGTTGATGGATTACATTTATGACCACCCAGACAGTGACATCGAGTCCGAAAAGGTCAAGTCATTGGTCAATGCATACACTGAAATTCTAAACCAAACCGTGAAGGGAACAAAATAATGGTCGGGAAGTTAACGCCGGATACACTTATTTCAGCATCACGCATACCAGTATTGATGGGCGTCAGCCCATACGAAACACCTAATGAGCTGATGCGTTCCATCTTGGATGCGCGTCAGGGCAAGCCACGTCAGTGGCTGGAGCAGAATGAGCCGATGTTCTGGGGCGACACACTAGAGCCAGTCATCTTAGCCGAGGCCGCGAAGCGCCTGAACCTGACCGATGTGGTTCTTGACTTTGACGCGGCTATCCATCACCCATCCCTGCCGCTTGCCGCCTCTCTGGACGGCAAGGGGACAGGCACTCAGATGGTCGCGCACGACCCAGCCAACGGCATCTACTGTCCGCAGGGCAAGCCTGTTGACATAAGCGGCGTGGGCGTCCTTGAGGCAAAGAACACCAGCGTCATTGCCGAGGATGCACCAGCACCGCACAGGGGTGTCTTACAGCTACAGGCTCAGATGATGTGTACTGGATATGAGTGGGGTTGCGTTGCTGTCTTGTATCGCGGCGGTGAGTTGCGCCTGTTCATGTATCAGGCCGACCTTGTGGTGCAGGGCGAGATTGCTAACGCGATCCGAGAGTTTGAGCGTAACATCGAACTTGGCGACTGGTATCCGGCAACCACGTCAGCAGACGCAAACGCCGCGTGGAATAACGTGGACGATGGTGCGCCGCCACTTGATCTGGATGACGTGCCGGACGCGGACTACTGGGCTGGCATCCTGATTGACGCCAAGGCGCAGAAAAAAGCCTTGGATCAGGAGATCGACATTGCCGAGGCAAACCTGAAAGAGATGCTGGGTAATCATGAGGAGGGCGTGGTTACTAATGACGGCTCACGTTATTACATCAAGTGGCCGATGCGTAAAACCCGCGCACAACCAGCCAAGACGGTCGCCGCAAAGCCGGAGTCGATTGTCCGCCAGAAAACCCTGACCGTGAAGGAGATGCCCGATGGCTAATCTTACAAAGGCACAGAGCGAGGTGTTGCGCTGGATTGCACGACACCAGCGTAGGTACGGCTTCACGCCGTCAGTGCGCGAAATTGCGAAGGGAATGGGCAAGGGCGTCACGACCATTCAGTACCACATCCACAACCTTGTTGATCGCGGCGCAATCAAGAAACCAGCCGGAGTGCATCGGTCTATTGAGATACAGTAAAAAAGGGGCGGGAAACCGCCCCTATTATTTTATTCAATAAATAGTACATTGGGGTATTGATATCGATGCGATATCGTACTATATAATATGTATAACGAACCAAGGGAGATAGACATGACTTACTTTGAACTTCGACTTTTTAATCAAGGCGGCACTTGCTTTCGTATTAGCGAGTTTCGCAAGCATTCAGACGCCAAAACGCACTTTGACAAAGCCGTAGATCAATCTGTTATCTGGCACAAGCTGATAGATGATGAGCCGCAGATTTGCAATCTCATAGCCTACGAAATACAGCTTGTCGAGCGAAACAACGCAATGACTTGGCTGACTGAACACAACAACTGGACGGCGGCTTAACAGCCGCCACCCCAACCAAGGGAAAATAAAATGGCTACAATGAAATTTGAAATAACATTGGAAATTGAAGAAGCGCAAAACGCTCCAACAAAATCAGAATATAAAGAGGCTTTCGAGCAGTGGCTTGAGCATCGCAATCCATATGATGACCGCCAATACATTGTTGGCTCAAAGGTTGTCGCAAAGCGATTATAGGATAAACGATATGCAGTACAAAGAATGCCCAGAATGTTGCGGCGAAGGCCAGATCGAAACTGAGACAGCCGTTGCGGATTATCAGTGCGGCGGCTATCTTAGGGGCGTGATTGTTGAGTGCCACGCCTGTGATGGATCAGGCGAAATCGAAGACGAAGCATACGAAGATTAATCGAGACAGCGCGTCAGTGCCGCTTTATGCCTGACTATTTCTCCCTCGACTCACCCCCACTGCCTCAAAGCGGTGGGGGTCTTTTTATTTCTTGCCGATGAACTTGGATGCGCCGCGCATTGCAAATGTGGCCGAAACAATCAGGCCGAGGCTGTACTGATACCAATCAGGCATCGTTGACAGGGCATCGAACCCATCTGCCACCACCTGACGCCCCCAGTCTCCGCAGAACGCCAGTATAAGCGGCACAGAGAACAGCACGGTCAGCCATTCGTCTTTCCAGCTAGTCAGGCTACCCTGCGCCATAATCTTTTCCCAGCCAGCCTCATGAGTAGCGGCAACCTTCATTACCTCGGCTTCCGCTTTAGCCTTGGCGACCTTCGCCTCGCTGGTTGCCTTCTTCTCGTCCGCCTTGCCCTTGAGCCAAGAGCCAGCCAGATCGCCCACAATCGGGATCAGTGCCTGTATCATTCTTAAAAGCCTCTCTGTTTCGCCTTGCCTGTTCTTCGGCTGTCCTGTCGTTCATGTCCCAAATTTGGTACATTATTTTTCATGCCCCAGCCAGACTGCAAACGCGCCTGTCATTGCGCCAGTAACGGTGGCCGTCAGGGCTGTCGCCTGTGAAGTCATCGACTCAACAGGCAACGAAATGTACCATTCGATCACGCGGATATACATGAACGTCATAGTAAACATCATGAGTCGCGGAAGTATCTTCCATTTCAAAAATCGTTCCATCGTTAATTCAGCCATCAGCCAGCCCCCTCATACGCTCCACCAGCCGCTTTGCGCGGTTTGGTGTCTGTTTATACCACTTTGAGTCAACCATCTCGTCTGCGGCCTTCTGCCAGTCCCTAGCGTCCACGCCAGCCTTCATGCCTACAAACTTGGACAGGCGGGGACGGCCAAGCTGAAAGCACATATTGGCAATGACAAGCTGGGCGTCTTCTGGCAATTCATCAAAGTCGGGATAGATTATGTTGCAGTCCTCAACCGTCACGGCGATGTCCAGCTTGAATAGCTGGTTCACTCGCTCCGCAGTAACCTTTGTGCCGACTGGCTGGCCGTATTCTGGGTCGTCCTCGACAATCAAATGCCCGATTCCGGTTGTTGGCAGTCCGAGGTGATCTAAATATATCTCGTGCTTACAGCCTTCATCTTCGGCAATCTCTAATCTCAACTTATCTATATTCATCTGCTTCGCCTCTCTCTCACAACCTGCACCGCCCTGTCCCACGAATCCGCCTCAATGTCCGGCTTCTCGAAGTAACTCGCCTTGACGCGCTTACTCTGCTGGTTAATGTGTTCTGTCGCAAACGCGACACAGCGCCTAGAGTTTATGGCGCACAAAATTAAAATATCATAATCTTGGATTGTCGGAAGCTCCTTGGCCTTCCTCTTTCCATTTCCGGAGGCAAGCTGAAAGTGATATCCGGAGGTTTGGTGGTGTCTGGTCTTTATCAGTGTCGCTGACTTAACCTGCACCCGCAGGAACTCATCACCGTACCACGCGACAAGGTCAACCTTGTCCTGCTGTGCCATCGACACCCGCCAGCCTCGCTCCAATATGGACGCGGCGGCTAGGTACTCCCCGATCAAGCCAGTCGTAGTGGACATTGTTAGCCCTTCAAATACATAACCCAGAGTGTCATTCCAGTTATAGCGACTGTTGCAATGATTGTCACTGTCACACCTATAACTATTTTCTCTTTGCGTTTTGCCTGTTCTTCAAGGGCTTTCTTCTGCTCGGCGCGTTGTCTGGCTATCTCGGCCTGTAATCTCTCCCACGCACCCTTCTTACCATACAACATAAATATGCTACGCATCTCATCACGCAGTGTGTCTAATTCTTCTTTGCGGAAAAACTCATCGATGCCAGACTGCTCTACACCAGTAAGTTTTGAGAACATGCCCTTCTTTTTTCGGCTCGCACCGAAGTTAAGTTCTGCCTCGGCCTTTGCGTATTTCGAGACCTGACCGGAAAGTGATGACAGGTCTTTGCCAGCCTTGATTGCAGACGATATGGCACTGCTGGCGGCACTGACTGCCGCGAATGCTGACATTGGGTCGATCATTCTAGCCTCGTATCATCAGGATGATGACGACTAGCAATGCAATCTGGACTGCGTCTATTACTGGTAAGCCTATCATATTAGTAAACCTTCACAGAGTCGGTTGCTACATACCTCGGCACACAATATGCCGTGGCTCGGTCTCTTGCGTCTATGTAATCCGAGTATGAATAGTTTCCATACCGCTTTGTGATTTGTGACGCAAAATAATTACATTCCGTTAGGCTTCTAAAAAACAGGTCGCCGCTTTCAAGTCTCCTGCTGTCCCCTGAGCCAATATAGACCAACAATAAAAAAACGTGTTCCACATTTATTCGCTTTTGGTTTTTACGTTTTTCCAGATGCGGATGCCAAGCAAGATCAGACCACCGACACCAAGAACCAGCGTGATCCATTCGTTCAGGGCTGGTAGCCAGATCGGGCTAGATATCCCTGCGCCGGATAATGCGTAATCGATGTCGGACTCGTTCATCAGTCTGCCTCCAAAGCGGTAATCCGTGAGGTTCTGTTATGCTTTACCAGCCAGCAGGTACTTTGCCAACGATTGGCGGTGTTACAAGATTCTGGATTTGCTCATCAAGCATTGACTGTAGTTCAGCTTCTGTCTTGTCCAAGCCAGCCAGAACCTTCTCTTTACACCAGTCCTTAGTCAAGCTGTCAAAGGCTGTAAAGCTGTCAGCATTAGCTTCACCAAGACCAGCACTGCCATATGCACTGACAGAAAGCGGTGCGCCTTCGTCATTCGTTTCTGTGTCGTGTGTAGCTGTTATGCGCCAGTGAATTGACTTTGCTACGTCAGACAAGTCACCTTCTGTTGGGGCTGTGTCGATTTGTGGGAAATCCCAAGTGTATGTGTTAGCCATTAGTAAGCGTTCCCTGCTGTGATAGCGGCATTAGCGGCAGTCATATCTTCTGATGTCCAGAAGTCCTTTGCCACCATAATTCCCAGATGCTCCACGTTACGGCTGACGCAATCTGCACGTTCATCCGCATCCATAGTTTCATCGTGGTCGCCAGCAATAATGGCATTGATAAGGTCAACGCTGTGACCCATCGCTGTGTAGTGCTGTGCGATTTCTTCTGCTGTGATTTCGTCCATTTGATACTCCTGTAGTTTAGTTGGACTCAAGTGCGGCTATAC